ATAGCATCTTGTTCCATACTAGGAGTTGTAATCTTTAAAGATATATACTCTTGACCAATGATAGGCATATTGTCTACTAGGTTGTTTGTGTCTGTAATTATAATACTTCCAGTTAATGCATTTGAAAATATATCCTCAAATATATTAATTTCAGCAATAATTTTGGATATGTCTGCACTAACACCTGCAGAAGATATTAGCTCACACTTATCCAATATAAATTCACCAGCAAATTGTATAGAGTTTGCCATTAGATAGACGTTTCATTCATTAATTTTTTATATTCGTCTACAAATGTATCTTTATATTGAGGATCAAGTAGGCGTATTTGCCTAATTCTATCCTGACGCCTTTGTTCATACTCATAGTTAGTTACTATTTTTGCATTTGGGTAAGTTATTATATCAGTTACTTCAATAGTTACTTTTGTATCTCCAGAAGTTTGATCAATCTCATAGTGATGAACACCACTCGTATTTAAATTTCCATCTGTATCAACATACTTTTGATTTATGTATGAATTAAACTGAGAAGCTCCCATTGGCCAATCGTGATAACGATCTGTAATATTATTTACTAACATCACTATCCAATGAAGCTCTGAATCGCCATACATTTTGTGTGCTATAATTTCGGGTGTTTCGCCCTCTCGTACACTGTATGTGTCAAATAGTAAAGTGTTTGTTCTAACTTTAGTTCTAAAACCAACACGGCGTAGAAGGTTTGTGACAATTTTTGGTTTTCCTGTACCAAAAGAATCATAGTATATTTTGGGCATTGCATTAAAATACATGATTAAAATCCTTTAAGGGCTGCTTCTCTAGTGATAAGCTCTAATTCTTTGAATACCAATGTTAGTGTAGTATTTATTGGTGGAGCACCATCTCCATCAATCCCTGCATGTGTTTTATACTTATCTCCACCATATGAAACATTCATAGACTCTAAAACACAAGTTGATATTTTATGTAGAAAATTATTTTGAGCACCATTATAATGGTATTCTATCTCAAACGTATTAGGAACAATTAGTGCTCTACCATGCTGATCACTTCCTTCATACTCTGGTAACATATTAAATTTAAATGCATTAATAATATCTCTTATCTCTTTTGCTTCATCTTCACTTTTTGGACTCATTTTAAATTCATATTGAAATGATCTTTTGTCGATGCCTTGAAATGCTAATTCCATACGATCAGACATCACTACTCCTGATCTCATTTCAGCTGCAGCCTTTAACCCTTGAAGGCCAGGCAATGCTCCAGCGGTATTTAGCATCATTGATGTCAAAGCTTTAGCTAAATCTTGATCCAGATTTCCAATCTCATCAAGGCCTGCTTTCATTTTTCCTTGAGAAAACTTTTCATATGCATTGATTGCACCCCGCGAAACAAAACCAATTTCTGTATCTGTGTATTGTGCACTATATCCAGTTGTTACTGATGCAGGCATATACATCACAATTGCTGTGTTTAATTTAGTTGTGGGGGCCCTTCTCATACCTACTGACAATCTATCAGCAGCATTTTGTCTCAATGATCCTGATGAGTCTGTAAATCTTTTTTCAGTCATACCTTTAAAATAATCATTAATGCGGGGATCATCAAGATTGTCTATTTCTTTGTTAACCTTTTTTGGAACACCATTCACTGAATTATTTTTACCGCCAAATTGTAGTTTTGCGTGATCTTGTTGATTTATAAAAAACATCATATAATGACCTTGGTTGCCAAGGCCTGGATCAGCCATTACATCTAAAGGGAAAGTAAGATGTTGAACATTAGGCTTTGGTGCCAATGGTAATGTGTCAGAAGTGTTTGTCTCGCTAAATCTTGGCGTGTACATATGATTAGGTATATTACCATTTACTTTTCGAAATTGCGATTTGGTTTGCATGTATAAATATTCCTGTATTACAGTTTAAACTATTTATAAGACAAGAGTATGGCATATAGCGGAAAATACATACCAATTAACCCCAAAAAATATAGAGGGGATCATTCCAAAGTGATATATAGATCATTATGGGAACGTAAACTTATGGTATACTGTGACAATAACAAGTCTGTATTAGAGTGGGGTAGTGAAGAAGTCATAATACCTTATATGTCTCCTTGGGATGGTAGATTACATCGTTACTTTCCTGACTTCTATATGAAAGTTAAACAGGCCACTGGTGCCACTAAAAAGTTTATCATTGAAGTCAAACCTAAATACCAATGTCAACCCCCAACTAAAGCACCAAAACGTAAAACCAAGAGATGGTTGAATGAAGTCAAAACATGGGTAATTAATGAAGCAAAATGGAAATCAGCAAATGAATTTTGTTTGGATCATGGTATGGAATTTAAAATTCTTACTGAAGATCACCTTAATATAAAGTATAAATAGTATTATGGCACAAAGTAAATTTATACAAAGCGTAGTAAAAGCATCAGGCGGTAGACCAAAATCTACTGCATGGTATCGGGATAAAATCAAAGAATTTGGTCAGCCAGGGGCTATGGATTTAATTCGTGATGGTAAACAATCACGCACACCACATTATGGTAGGATAAATATGTTTTTCTATGATCCTAAAGGAAGAAAGACATTACCATACTATGATACATTTCCACTAGTATTACCAATAGAAAATTATCCAGATGGATTTTTAGGAATTAACTTTCACTACTTACCTATACCTTTAAGATTGAAGTTGTTAGATCGCATAGTAGATTTTAGTAACAATACCAAGTTTGATGAAAGTACAGTAATTAAAGCAAACTATTCACAACTAAAAAATATAAGAGAAATTAAACCAACCCTCAAGAGGTATCTAGCAGGAAGAGTTAAGACAAGATTTCGTAGAGTTGATGCTGATGAGTTTACAGTAGCTGCTCTCCTACCCATCGCAAGATGGAAAAATGGTACTCAGGCTGAGGTTTACAAAGATAGTAGGAAGATGATATAATGGCAACAATTTTGGATGAAGCGTTTCGATTAAGATCAATTGTTGAAACAACGGCACTTACATTTTTGGATGAAGCGTTAGCTGAGTTTCATTCAAAAGATGGATTTGCAAAAACCAATCGTTGGGAAATAGTGATAACTCCACCCACAGGAAATCGGGGTGGTAGTGTCGGCAATGTCTTTGCTTCAATTATGGGTTCAAATACTGGTGAAGGTGTTACTAGAAGAACTGGTCTTATGTGTGAGGCTTTCTCTTTTCCTGGCCGTAATCTAACCACTACACCAGATTCAAATTTATATGGGCCTGAAAGAGAAATGGTAGATGGATACACCTTTGGTGATGTGTCTTCTACTTTCAGACTTTCATCAGACATGAAAGAAAAACAGTTTTTTGATACGTGGCAGAGGCTTGCATACAGCCCTCAAGACTTTTCCATAGGATATTATTATAATTATGTTGGTGAAATAAGACTTTACCAATTAGATGAACAGGATAACAGACGGTATGGTGTAAAACTATTAGAATGTTATCCAAAGACAATAGACCAAATGGCAGTAACTCAAGGAGCAGGCGATTTGCAAAAAGTTAATGTAACATGGGCCTACAGGTATTGGTTATCTCTTACAGATGAAGAAAATTATCCAAGACCGTTGACTGAAATAAGATCAACACAAATTAATACTGGATTAGTTACCGCGGTAACTAGAAACTTAGCATTTTAAAGGATGAAAAATTATGGCACTACCTAAACTCAATACCCCACAATATGAATTGGAACTACCATCAACTGGGGGAAAAATTAAATTTAGACCATTTTTAGTTAAAGAACAAAAAATACTAATGATGGCACAAGAAAGCGACAATGAAACTGAAATTACTGATGCTATTGCAAAAATAATTTATGCGTGTACAGATGGTGTAGTTGATGCAAAAAACTCTCCACTATTTGATGTAGAATATGTTTTTTTACAACTACGAGCTAAATCTGTGGGTGAATCGGCAGATCTAAAAATTAAATGTCCAGATGATGAAAAAACTTTTGTTGATGTTAATGTTAAACTAGATGAAATTTCAGTGCAAATGACTGACGATCATTCAAATGAAATTAAGATTACAGATGCTATCAAAATAGTTATGAAATATCCAGTTTTAAATGATATGAGAAACATGGGTGGAACTAACAAGGAAGTTGATAATGTGTTTGGACTTTTAAAATCATGTATATGGGAAATACATGATGGTGATACTGTTTACAATAAAGTTGATATGACTGCAAAAGAAATTGAAGAGTTTGTTGATAATTTAAATACTGGACAATTTGAATCTCTGATGGATTTCTTTAAAACAATGCCAAAACTTCGCCACACAATATCTGTTACAAATCCAAAAACAAAGAAAACAGGTGAAGTAGTGTTGGAGGGCTTAGACAGTTTTTTAGCATAAGCCTTTCACATGATAATCTATTTAATTATTATAAAACTAACTTTGCAATGATGCAACATCATAAATATAGTTTAACAGAGTTAGAAAATATGATACCATTTGAAAGGGAAATATACACAGGATTGTTACAACAACATATTCGTGAAGAAAATGATAGAATAGAACGAGAAAACGCAAAAAATAAAACGTAAAGGAGCAGGTCATGGCTGTACAGAAAAAGTTATCTAAAGATTCTAAATATGCACATTTGGATAAAGATGGCGATGGAATTGTAAGTGATGAGGAGATGATGAGTGAACAAAGAATGCTTGAATTAGAAGATATGCGTAGTGATATGGAGAATGAAGATAAGAAACAAGACGCTCAGCGTAATATGGCTTGGTTTGCTCTTAGTGGAATGTTGCTATATCCATTTGCAGTTGTGATAGCTGTTTGGTTTGGTTTAGATAAAGCTGCAAGCATTCTTGGAGATATGGCTGCTGTGTATTTTGTATCAGTTGCTGCTATTGTTGCAGCATTCTATGGTAAAGAAGCTATTGCCGCAAAGAAAAATGACTCAATACAGGTCAAGAAAACAAAATAGGTAAACTAATATGGCCGAGGAAAAACCAGCATCTAAAAAAGACTTTAAAGACGTAATTGGTAGTCTTGCTGTAGCACAAGCAGCTGCAGATGAAAAAAGAGCAAGAGAAGATCAGATAAAATTCAATGAAACTTCTGTACGTTTTATGGAAATTGGAAAAGAATTAAAGACAGCAAATGCAACTAAAACTTTAAAGTTAGAAGAAGAAAAGGCACAACTCCAACAGGAAAGAAATGATGCTGCAGCTAAAGTTGGAACAGGAAAACGTGCTATTGAAATTCAAAAAGATGCACTAGAATTACAGAAAGCTGAAATAGAGGCAGCAGGTGGTGTAGCAACAGATAATAAAGAATATAGAATTGGACAATTAACTGTTAGGAAAGAAGAACTAGCTCTTAGAAAACAAGGTGCACAAGGGAAAGCAGCCAGAGAAGAAATTAAAACAGAAGAAAAACAGCTGAGAGATGATAGATTTAGCGAGTTTCTTGGCCCAGGCTCTATTTTAGCCAAAGGATTCAAAGGCCTCAAAAATAAGTTAGGTAATCTTACAGGGCCAGCAAAAGGTATACTTAGTACTCTAGGTACAGTTGCAGCTCTAGCTGCCCTTGCGGCATTCCTACAAAGTGACACATGGAAAAAGTTAAAAGATAAAATAATTCCAGCGTTAGCAAAAATACTTAAAGGATTTGTCGAATCTATATCAGATTTTATTGGTAAATTTGCAGATTTTATAGTAGACCCAAGTTGGGCAACTTTTACATCAATGTTTACTGGTAAATCTAGTAAGTTTATTTTAGGTTTAATTGCCATTACTGCATTACTAAATCCTTTAAAATCTTTAAAACTTCTTAGACTAGCAGCTAAAGGTTTAATAGGTGGCGTCAAGTTGTTCTCTAAAGGGATCAGTGCAATAACAAGAAGAATAACTGGTAAAAAAGTTACAACAGGCCCGTTATCTCGCGGAGTATCTAAAGGTGCTAAGGGAGTTGCAAAAGCTTCTCGCGGACTAATTAGGGGTGTTGCTCCACTTGCAAAGATAGGACTTCGTGGCCTAGCAACTGGTGCTAAATTTATTCCTGGCATTGGGCTTGCAGTAACTGCTGCAATGGGTATCTTTGATGGTATGTCAGCTGGTATTGAAGAGTATAAGAAGTCTGGTAAAATAGGAAAAGCTGTTGAGGCTGGTATAGCAGGTGCTGCATCTGGATTAACCTTTGGGCTTGTATCACAAGAAACATTCCAAAAAGGTATAGATGGTATAAAAGCTGGAGCGACTAAAGCTTGGAACATATAT